AGTCATCGAATCTTAATCTTGTTTCGTGCTCAGACTTTAAGTACCATAGGTAACCAGTTGCGCCATCTTCAGTAGTGATTTCAATCCAACCAATTTGAGCCATATCAGAACCAGATACTGTGTAAGTATCTTTAATGATAATAGGCTTGTTGTCGAAAATGAAGTCATTAGCTTCTAATGAACCAACCATTCCTGCTGTTCCTTTTCTAAATTCTGAACCGTAAATGAATACTGTAACGTCAGCGTTACCAACTCCAGTACCTGCTTTTACTAATCCAGTACCTTCATAAAAGTTAGCTGTGAATGTCCCTGCGCCATTTGCACCTGTTCTTGCTGTTACAGCACTAACAACCGCTTTGTTAACTCCTGAACCATCATTTTGAACAATAACTACTGTTTGTCCTATTCTGATTACTTGTTCAGCTGCTGCTGGGTCTAGCACATCATTTACTTGAAATACAGCTTGGTCAGCATTTAGAATTGCTGCTGTACCAACTTGTGTATATTTCGTGTGTAACCTACCTTGCTCTGCCCATTTGATAAGGTCTGAGTTTGTAGGCATTTCTGCTCCTACCATTCTAAGGAATGAGGAGATTGTTCTATTACCATATCTTTCGAATTCTTTTTCGTAAGTATCTGGTAAGTACTGATTCAACCAATTAAAATCTGCATTGGTTAAATAGTTTTGCGGTGTTGGAGTTCTCTCGGAACTCGGTGTTAAAGCAAACCCTGGGGTTGCTAATACTTGTCCTGCCATAATATTATTATTTTATTTATTTAAATTATTAACTTCTTTTTATACTCTTAATTTTTAGTCCACGACTCGAAGGTTGTGAAACTGATTTTACTTGAAGTCCTGATTTTGAAGAAACCTCTGGTGCGGTACGCTCACTCATGTTTATGTTTTTCGTTTTACGTATCACATCATCTGTTGCCTTCGATTTGCCTTGTTCATAAAAGAACTGAGCAAACTTCTCAGGGTTCATTGCAATTGCTAAAGAGCGGTGGTATCCTTCTGCGTCTTTTAAATAACCATTAGAATCCAAATATTTATTTACAAAATTAAGTGGAGTCTCTTGAGCTTTCTTAAGTTCAGAAGCACTGCCTGGAGTATAAACAACATCGTTATCACCTACATTGAATTTAAAACCTTTAAACTCGGTGCTAAAAATTTCATCGCTTTTTTTAACAAACCAGTTTCTTTTTTGATTTGCGTTCTCCTCTTGAGTTTTAGCAGACTCAAGATATTGCCTGTATTCAATTAGTTCATCATTGTTAGCATTGGCAGAACTTTCCCTTGACTCAAGGGGCTGTTTGTATATCTCTTGCTGTTGTCTGAGAAACTTTTTTGCTTTGGCAATTTCTTTTTTCTTTGCTAATTTAATCTTCTTAATTTCAGTTGGTTCATGAATTTCTTCATCAAAAATAAAATCTTCCATTAGAAGATCTATATCTTCAGAATCTAAACCTTCTTCTGTTATAGAATAATATTCTTTTAGCAAAGCATCTGGACTTAAATCAGAATAATCTTTTTGCAATTTTGCAAAATCATTAAACCCACGTCCAGTTTCTTTTTTATACTTTAGGTAAGCAGCAACGTCTTCAGGAAGCGGTTCGCTATCCTCACGTTTACTAACTAATTCATCAATAGAATTAATTTCCTTACCGTATCTTTTTCCAATATATGAAAGAACTTCGTCTTCATTTAATTCAGGTTGAGCTTCTACCTGTGGAGGCTGTTCTTCAACTACCTCTTCAACAGGAGCTTCTACCTGTGTATTGTCTTCTTTAACCTCAACTTCAGTTTCTGTATCAACAGCTTTAACCTCTATTGATTCTTGTTCAGTCTCTGACTCAAACTTCTCCTCATGCTTATTAAGGAGTTCTTGTTCTATTTGCTGAGTTGATTTTTCTTCAGCTGATACTTCTCTTACTTTAATATCCATTTGATTTGATTTAATTTGATTACAAAGTTACGCAAAATTTAAACATATTATCTTGGTTCAAATTCAGACAAGTCAAAACCATCTAAACTATCCTCGTTAGATTCAAAGTTTTTTGGAGGTAAATTATTTTTTCTTTGAGTAATTAATTGAGATTGTTCAGTATTTTGCTGACTTATTCTATCACTCTTTGCCTGCTCCTTATCTGTTTCCCTTTGAGATAATTGAGATTGAGTCATGCCTTGGAGTTGTAGATTATAATTAAACTCTTGTTGCATTAACTGAGCTTTTAACTGAGCTTCAGTTTTTTGTTTTTCAATTTCAAAAGCAACGTCTGCCTGCCTGTACTGCATTTTAGCCTGCGTCTCAGCTTGTATTTTTTGCATAGCCACTTGAGCTGCAAGTTCTTGAGACTTTAATTGCTGTTGAGTTATCATCGCTTGTTTTTGCATTTCTCTTTGCTGATCTTGTTCTTGCTTGGATTTACGTTTTACTTTAAGTAATTGATTTGCAAGTTTTAGATTTCTAATTTCTCTTATATCTATTGCATCTTCAAGATTTATATCTCCTTTTGATAACGCCATTTGAATATTTTGCTCAAGCATAGCCTTCTGTTCTTCATCTGGAGACATTTCAATAAAAATTCCAAAGTCATATATATATAACTCAGATATATCTCCAAGTATACTAACATTGTATTTACCAATCTTATTTATAAAATCTTCTTTAAAGTCTGCGTATTCTAAAATATCCGCTACCCTGTAAGTTAAAGCCTCAGCTAACGTTCTATATATGTAAAGACTTCCATCTAATATATGACGAGTAGCGGTATTAGAACTTAATGCTGCTAATTTTTGTACACCAACCAAAGCATCAGAGTTAACTCCACTACCGTCTCTCGCTTCGTTTAAGCCTGTTACAGCTCGAATCATATCTAAATAGTGATTTAGGTTTCCAATTAGCATAGACGCTTTAGAAGATCCTGAATTACTTGTTAGCTGCTGTATTGGTATTTTACCTTGATTGTAATCCCCTTCTTGCGTATAACTTCTACCAATTACACTACCTGTTTGAAAATAAAGTCTTAATGCGTCCTCTGGATTATACGCCGCTCCTGTACCTAAATCAACTTCATTTAAACCGTCTGCGTCAATATAAACACCATCAGGGACTGTTCGTGATATAACTTGTTGTAATTTTAAATGGGTCATCTGAATTAAATCAGCATACGGAATCATCCTTCTAACTAAAGACTCGATTACCCCTTTATACATTCTAGGTGCAACAGCTACGTAGTTTGGTATTGCATGCTGAGAAGCAGACTTGGGTCTTACCATATTCTTAGCAAGTTCCCATTTTAATATTATGTTCGTACCCATAACCATTACACCATCATACCAAACATCAATTGTTTTTTCTACTTTCTCAAAATTGTTTTCCTCCATCATTTCATCTGGTGGATTAAAATCATCATCTTTCTCTATCATACTCATGTTACCGTTGTCTTTAACTTTTTTCTTATAAACCATCTTCTTAGTGGTTTTATAATTAAAGTACATTAGCGTACAAGTATCACGAAAGAATATATCGTTCTCGTAAAACTGAGCTGTGTTAAAATAATTATACCAGCTTTGGCTATAACGAGATATTTTTTCCAAATCATCATTTGTTAGAGTCGGGTCAATCTTCATTAACTCCGCAATAGGAACTGTTTTAATTTCACCCCAATAAAAACAATCTTTAAAGTGAGGGTCTTCAGTATAGCTATAAACTATATTAGCAGGATCAACGTAAGATACTTTGACTCCTGAGCCAGGAAGAAACTCATGTTTAGCCACAGCCATACCTGTCACCATCATATCATAATCTAAACGCTTACGAATATCCACATAATGATTTTCAGAAAACATTGTATCAATTGCTTCTTCTTCTGCTATTTCTATTGCAGGTTTATAATTAAGGTTCATATAAAGAGACAACTCCTCATCACTTGAGGGTAATTCCTCTGGATTCATTATAAAAGGATCAAAGCCTGTGTTTTTTTGAACCACTTCAAGAACATCTTTAGCTGCCATTTGACCTTCAATCATTTGCTGGTACTTGCTCCTTTTAGATTGAGACAAAGCATCTTCTGCATACGCTTTAACTTTGAATAGCCTATCTGACATTCCATTTACTACTATATCCACAAACTTTGGAATAATAGGAACAGGTGTCCAGTCTAAATTTAAGTAAGACAAGTCTCCGTCTACTGCTAATTCGTTTTTGTATTTTGCAACTGATTGTTCGCCTCTTGCATATAGACGTAGTCTGTTAAAGTCTCTCCACTGACTATAGTATCGGCATCCATTAGAATCTTTACGAAACCATTCGTATTGAATGGCTTGTCCTATTTGTAACCCGAACTCATCGGTTGCTTTCTCAGCATCAGATACAAACTGACTAGGGAATCCTACTGATGAAATGTTTATGTTTACCTCTTTCATCTAATTAATTCACTTAATGTTCCTTTGTTATTATATGTTGCAAAGTTAAGACTTATTTTTGACTCTTTTTTCTGCGGTAGATATACGTGCTTTTGGTTTGCCATAATAGCTAACCCTGAGCTAATACTAGCATCGAACTTAGTTCTAGCGCTTATATCAAACCTAGCCCAATCTTCCAATGTTCTAGTAAAATACATACTCCCCATTTCATCTCCCGCTCTGTAGCCACCATCTAAATCTAAACCTACATATTTTTCTATGTGAGACTCTATCGCTGCAGCGTGAGATTGTTTTATATCCTCCGAAGTATTAGGTATTCCTCCTAGTTCTTTTTCTGTCTGAGATAATTTTGTATAATGCTTATCAGGCCTATTCATACTAAATCCTCT